GGCATCATGCGAGGGTATGGCTGCCGCGAGCGCCACACCCACCGAGTACGTCCAGCACAAAGCCCAACGCCTCCTCCGCGACGGACGCGTCACAGACCACGGCCGGGAGGACTTCACCGTCATCGGGGACCACGGCACCTACAGCGTCCTCCTGCCCGCCCGGCGCCTTGACCGTGGCGGGCTGTGCTCCTGCCCGGCGTGGCGCGCGTGCTCCCACATCCACGCGTGCAAGCTGCTCCTAGCTGAGCGGATCGAACTTAGACTGGACGCATGAACGACCAGGACCTCGCACTCGCCGCGCTCGCCGGGGACCACCCCGTCGCGTTCTTCGGGACGCTCACCGAACTCATCGAGCTCGCCGGCGCCGCCACGATCGCGCACGACGACCTGCACGTCCACGGAACCGTGATCCCCGCCGTCAAGCCGGAGCCCGCGAGTGCCTGAGCAGGACGCTTATCGGACACCTAAAGCCCCTGGGGACTGGAAACCAGCGTTCCTCGCGGCTCTCGGTGAGCACGGCATGGTCACCCGAGCGGCCCGCGACACCGGGGTCGCCAGGAGCACCGTCTACCACGCCCGCGAGCAGGACGAAGCGTTCGCCGTGGCGTGGGCGGACATCTCCGAGATGACCCTCGAGCGGATGGAGGCCGAGGCGATCCGTCGCGCCGTCGATGGCGTCGACCGCGCTGTCTACTACCAGGGCGAAGAGGTCGGGTTGGAGCGGCAGTACAGCGACACGCTGCTCATCTTCCTGCTGAAGGCCGGCAGGCCGGACAAGTACCGGGAGAACATCAGCGTGCGGCACGCTGGGGGGGTGCGCGTCTCGGTCCCGCAGCTCGACGAGGGCCGGGACAGGCTCTCCGCGGTCGTGGGGTTGATGGGTGCCATTGGGGTGCTGCCGTCACCCGATGCCACCCACGGCCACCCAAACGGGAACGGGACCGGCACGCACTAGGTCCGCTGGGCGGGTTACGCTCCGCGGGTATGGGAACCGCGGTCATGGACGTCCCGCTCCGCGACGCCGAGTGGCCGCAGATCGCGCGATGCCAAGCGTGCCGCGCCGAAGTTCTGCTCGCCGTCGGTGTGGATGGGTCGGTGTTCGTGCTGAGCCCGTGGCCCGTGATCGTGGGTCCCGCCCGGTGCTCGGCGTGCAAGGGGAAGGGCCGAAGGTTGATGGCGATGTACGCGACGGGTGGCCGCAGGTCCGTGAGCACCCCCGGGGACCTCGCGGAGAAGATGACGAAGGGGTCGCTCACCCGGTGCCCGGAGTGCAGGGGAACAGGTGTTCGCGGCGAGCGGTTGACGCGTGAGCATGTCGTGATGAGCCATGACGGGACGGTGCGGCGCCATCAGCAACTGGGTGGCCCGTGGAGCAGCGCGTACCGGCTGCACGCGTGCGAGGCGAGTTCGTGAGGGGTGTTGCGGGAACGACTTGCACGCTGTCTTACGACTGCGAAGACGGCACCCCGGCATCCGGCGATTTCGTGCTGACATCGGCCGGAAGCTGCTACCGCATAGACGAGGTACGCCCGTCAGCGCGACGCGCGTCACGCTTCTATCTGAACGTCACGCGTCTGGAGCCTGACGCGGTGCAGCCGGGCGAGCCGGGCGTGTGGCCGCTGCACTGGTACCGGCGGATATGAGCGCGCTCGCCGTAGCCGCTGCGCTCGTCGCGTCCGGGCACCCGGCGCCCGTGCTGCGGCCGGCGCTCGCGTCGTGGTATGGGCCCGGGTTGTTCGGCAACCCATTGGGGTGCGGTGGGACCCTGCAGCGGTGGACGCGTGGGGTGGCGCACAAGACGCTGGACTGCGGGACCCGCGTCCGGTTGTGCGCCCGCCGGTGCCGCACGACCCGCGTCATCGACCGTGGCCCGTACGTCGGCGCCCGCGAGTTCGATCTCACACAAGCCCTTGCTGGAGCGGTCGGATTCAAGGGCTTAGGCGTCATCCGCGTCCGCGTCCTACGCTGACGGCGTGGACGAGCAGCAACGCGCCCAGCTCGCGGACCTGTTGCGTCCGCGCCTGAATCGGTACGCCGCGCATGCCCCCACCGAGAAACAGCACGTCGGGCTGATCCTCCCGCAGCACGAGGTGCTGTACGGCGGTGCCGCCGGCGGAGGGAAGTCCGACTGGTTGCTGATGGGCGCGTTGCAGTACGTGGACGTGCCCGGCTACTCAGCCCTCATTCTCCGGCGGACGTTCAAGGCATTGGCGCTCGAGGGCGGCCTGCTCGAGCGCGCGTGGACATGGCTGTCCCCAACGGATGCGGTGCCGCATGAGGGTGGGGAACGCTGGACGTTCGGTGACCACGAGGGGGGCCGTGGCTCCGTGCTGCAGTTCGGGTATCTCGACGGGCCGAACGACCATGAGCGCTACCAGGGCTCGAACTGGCAGTACGTCGGGTTCGATGAGCTCACGCACTTCCGGGAGCGCCAGTACCGCTACCTGTTCAGCCGGTTGCGCCGCCCCGATGTCGACGTTGATACGCCCGCATGGCGCCGCGAGGTCGTTGAGAACCTGCATCACGTCCCGCTACGGATGCGCGCCGGATCGAACCCGGGTGGTGGTGGCCACGAGTGGGTCAAGCAGCGGTTCGGGATCTACGTCCCCGAGCGCGAGGCCACCGAAGCGGAAGCCGCTGGTATCGATCCGCGGACCCTGCGCCGACTGTGTCACCGGCCGGCGTGGGTTGCTGAGCATGATCGGGCGTTCGTGCCCGCGAAGCTGAGCGACAACCCGCACATCGACCAGGACGCGTACCGTCGCTCCCTCGCGGAGCTCGATCCGACGACTCGGCGGCAGCTCGAGGCGGGGGATTGGGACGCGAAGGATCCGGGGGAGATGTTCCGCCGCGAGTGGTTCACCATCGTCGACACCGTGCCGCAGGGCGCTGACAGGGTGCGCTACTGGGACCTCGCGGCGACGGAGCCCGGCCCTAGGAACGCTGACCCTGACTACACGGTGGGGCTCCTGTTGGCTCGAGCGCAGGCCGGCGGCTGGTTCGTGGAGGATGTCGTCGTCGGCCGCTGGCGCTCAGCACGCGTCGAGGAGATCGCCAAGCACACAGCTGAGCGCGACGGCCTCGGCGTGACGATCGGGCTTGAGCAGGAGCCCGGGGCGTCCGGGAAGGCGCTGGTGATGCACTGGCAACGCGATGTGCTCCCCGCCTTTGAGGTGCGTGGGCAACCGTCGTCCGACAGCAAAGCGATCCGAGCCCGCCCCGTCGCATCGAAGGCTGAGGCGGGGCTTGTGAGCGTGGTGCGTGGTGCGTGGAACAGCGTGTTCTTCGACCAGATCGAGGACTTCCCCCCGGACCCTGGGGAGGGGCACGACGACATCCCCGACGCCTTGTCCGGAGCATTCACGCTGCTCGCCGGTGGGCCCGACCGCAAAGTTGAGCAGCAGGCATACCGCACGGTGCCCGCTGAGGTGGTCGTGACGGACGGGGACCTGACCCTGCGCGGCGAACGGTACGTCGACCGGGCCTAGACTCCCGTCAGGCGTGGCGCTGCTTGACCGAATCCATCAGCTTGTGCTCGCCGGGACCGGCTCGCTGGATGAACGCGACCGGCAGCGCACCCTCAACGAACTCGCAGACCCCAGGAGCCCCAGGGTCGACCGGTATCGCACGTACGAGGGCTACTACGACGGGGACATCGGCTACGGGCACCTCACCGGCCGCCTGAAGATGTTCCTCGAGCAGCACGGCTTCCGGTACGTCGAGAACTTCTGCGAGACGATCGTTGACGCCCTCGCGCTCCAGTTGCAGCTGAACTCGGTGGTCGCGGAGAGCGACGCGTTCTCGCAATGGCAGGACCAGGTGTGGCAGCACAACCGCTTCGACGACCTCCAGGGCGTCGTGCATACGCAGACGCCGATGAAGGGCGACAGCTACGTCATCGTCGACTGGTGCCAGGACACCGGGTTGCCGCGGTTCACGTTCAACCGGCCGGAGCTCGTCAAGCCCGTCTACGACGAGCTCGGGTCGATGATGGTCGCCGCGAAGACGTGGCGGGAAGCCAAGCGCGCCCTGACGAACCCGACCGGGTTGCCCGTGCGCCGGCTCAACCTCTACTTCGAGGACCGCGTCGAGAAGTGGTTCACGACGACCGCGATCGACACGACCAAGAGCGAGCAGACCGCGTTGTGGGCGCCGCACCGCGACCTTGACGACCAGGCGTGGCCCGTGCCGTGGGTGGACGCCACGGGTGATCCGTTGGGGATCGCGGTGGTGCACTTCCGTAACAAGCCGAAGGGCCGCGACTTCGGCAAGAGCGAGCTGCACAACGTCATCCCGCAGCAGAACTTCCTCACGAAGACACTCGTCGATCTCGCGGAGACACTGGACTACCAGGGCGCCGCGCAACGTTGGGCGACAGGCGTCAGCGAAGGGACGTTCACGAGCGCCGCCGGGACGGTGTGGACGAGCAAGAACGAGAACGCTAGGTTCGGGCAGTTCGAGCCGGCGAACCCCACGGGTGTTCTCGAGGCGATCGAGCAGACGCTGCGCAGGATGGCGGCGCGGTCGCAGACGCCGTTGCATCAGCTGATGACGGGGGGGAACCATCCGTCCGGGGAAACCCTCAAGGCTGCCCGCAAGCCCCTCGTGGATAAGACGATCGACAGGCAGACGAGCTACGGCGGGGTGTGGGTCGACGCGCACCTCCTCGCGATGCGCCTACAGGAGCTGCATGACCCGTCGTTCACGGTCCCCGACGACCTGCTTTTGGAGGCGTCGTGGGAGAGCGCGGACACGAAGGATGAGAAGAACGACACCGACGTCGCGGAAGCCAAAGCCCGCCTCGGCGTGTCGAAGTACACGCTGCTGTCCGAGATGGGCTACGACCCCGAGCAGGAGCAGGAGCGCCGCCAAACCGAGGCCGCTGCGGGCGCGGCGGCGATGGTCGACGCGTTCAACCGCGGGGCCGGGGCGAACCCCGGCAACGGTGGGCCACCGCTCCCCGGGCAGGCGCCGCCGCAGCCGTCTCTAAACTTCCCGGCGTGAGCGACCGCTACCGCACGATCGTCGCGGACCCGCCGTGGCGGATGGCGCGCTGCGGCGGCTACTCGTGGCGGGCAGGGCTGCTCTCCGGGGAACGCATCGCGCTCGACTACCCGACGATGACGAACGGTCAGATCGCGGCGCTGCCCGTGGCCGACATGGCAGACCCGGCCGAATCGCACCTGTTCGTGTGGACGACGCATCGCCATCTGGAGGCCACGTTCGGGATCGTTCGCGCTTGGGGCTTCGCCTACGTCTGCACGCTCACGTGGTGCAAGCCCCCGCATGGCTGGGGACCGGGCGGAGCGTTTCAGTCGACGACCGAGTTCGTGCTGTATGCGCGCCGTGGACGATCCTCCGTCGAGAGCCAGATCGACCGGCAGTGGTGGACGTGGCCACGAGGCGAGCACAGCGCGAAGCCCGATGCGTTCCTCGACCTCGTCGAGAGTCGGTTTCCGGCGCCCCGCGTCGAGTTGTTCTCGCGTCGTGCTCGACTCGGCTGGGATTACCGCTGGCATGACGGGGACCCCGCACCGGTCGCGGCCGCAGGCGTGTCGTAGGCCGCGTTCCGCCGTCGCGCACTAGCATCCGGCGGCATGAGTGACCCGACCAGAGGACGGCGCGATGCCCGAGACTGCTGACCGACAGGCGCGACGCCTGCACGACATCCTGACGCTCGCCGCACGCGAGCGGGCGCACTGGCCGCGACGGCTACACGCCCTGAAAGCAAGCGGCATCCCGCTCGCCGCTGAGGACCCGCCTGCGGACCCGCCGAAGCCCAGCGATCCGCCCGCTGATCCTCCGAAGGATTCGCCCGCCGACCCGCCGTCTGACCCGCCGAAGGACGATCCTGCGCTCGGTGCCAGTGGCGAAGCGGCGCTGAAAGCGGAGCGCAAGCTGCGCCAGGCCGCCGAGAAGACGGCCCGCGAGACGAAGGCCAGGCTCGACGCGCTTGAGGCCGAGAAGCTCACGGAAACGGAGCGGGAGAAGAAGCGCGCCGATACCGCTGAGGCCGAGCTGACGGAGGCCCGCAAGCTCGTCCGGGCCGCGAACCTTACGCAGGCCCTCGCGGCGGCCGGGGTCGCGCATCCGAAGGCCGCCGCACGCCTGCTCGACGATGTCGTGTTCGATGACGCGTCGCATGAGCCGACGAACCTCGACGACGCGTTGAAGGCCGCGAAGGCCGCGTATGGCGACGAGATGTTCAAGCCCGCGCGCACCCCGCCGGCCAACGTCAACCCCGGTGCCGGCGCCGGCGGCGGGGATGGCCCGGTGTTGACCGCTGAGGAGCTGGCGGCGGCGAAGGGGCAGGGCATGACCCCCGACGAGTGGGCGTACTACCGCGATAACCCGGCGGCTCAGGCCGCGTACGAGCCAGCGAAAACATAGGGCTGCCGTGGTGTGGCCCTCTATCACACGTTGATCAATTGGAGGGCCTGCGATGGCTGCCGGATTCACGTTCAGGGAACGCCCCAGCGGCGCGACCCCGACGCTCAAGAGCCTCACGATGAAGGACACGGAGACCCTCACCGCGGGGGACATCCTGAACCTCGAGACGGGTGAGGTTGATCTCGCGGCGACGGGGGACACGAACCTCGTGGGGGTGTGCCTGGAGACGGTCGCGGGGACGGACTCGACGACGAAGGTGCGGTGCATCACCGACCCGGACGCGATCTACGCCGTCACCGACCTCAACGCCCGCGTGATCGGCGCCACGCTCGATATCGCCGGGGCGACCGGCGCGCAGGGCGTCGCCGCGTCATCGAACAAGGAGTTCGTCGTCGTCGCGGACTCGACCGCGACGGAACAGACCCTCGTCCGGATCAACGTCGGCAAGCACCACGAGAACAAGGCCCAGTGATGACCATGCACCGCCTGACAGGCGACCTCTGGCAGGACATCACCACCCTCGCCGCGCTCGAGCACGCCGACTGGGGCCAGCGCCTGAACGCCCTCGAGGCGTCGGGTGTGCCGCTCAACGCGGCGATCGTCCCGACGATCCGCGAGTCGTGGCCCACGCTCCTCCTCCCCGGGCTGCGGAAGGTCTGGACCCTCGGCCTCAGTGAGCAGGACCCGACGTTCATGCGGACCGCGATCTTCCCGATCGACAGTTCGCAGCGCGCGAAGGAAACGCATCAGGGCATCGGGGAACTCGGCTCGGAGATGTGGAACCAGTTCGCGGAGCTCGGCCGCGTCCCCTACGACGGGTTCAGCCCCCTCTGGCCGCATGAGCTCGTGCACCGCAAGTACGCCGGCGGGATGCAGGTCGAACGCGAGCTCGTCGATGACCTCCTGTACCCGGAGGCCCCGATCCCGAGGTCGATCACGGAGCGCGCCGCAGCGCTCGGCCGGTCCGCTGCGCTGCACCGCGAGCGGTCCGCCGCCGCGCTGTTCAATAACGCGTTCACGGACACCGGCACCGACAACGAGGGCTTCAGCGTCAGCGGGCCCGATGGCGTCGGCCTGATCTCGACGGCGCACAAGAACAGCCCGAGCGACGCGACGACCCAGTCGAACGAGTTCACGCTCGCGCTCACGGGCGACAACCTGACGACCGTTCGCCTCGCGATGAACGCGTGGACGGACGACCGTGGGCACCTCGCCCCCTCGAACCCCGACACGCTCCTCATCCCCCCGGCGTTGGAGGAGACGGCGGACATCATCCTGAAGTCCCAGCTCGACCCGACGTCGGCGAACAACGCGATCAACCCGAACGTCGGGCGGTACACGAAGGTCGTGTGGCCGTGGCTGACGGACACGAACGCCTGGTTCTTGATCGACAGCGCGAAGAAGCGTCAGCACCTCATCTGGCTCGACCGGATCCTCCCCGAGTTCGCTGCGGAAGGGGACTTCGACACGTTCATCGCGAAGTACCGTGGCTACTACCGCTTTAGCCGCGGCTGGTCGCACTGGAACTGGATCGCCGGGAGCAACCCGAGCTGATGGCTGACACACGTCTGAGCACACTCAACGTCAGCGACGCCGGGGGCTTCAAGCTCGGCGGGACCGCTGTCAACGCGACGGCCGCGCAGCTGAACCGGATGGTCGGCGCGGTCGGCACGCCGCTCGTCGCGTCGGAGGTCACGTTCACGGAGACAGCGACAGCCGGGGTGTACACCGGCAGCGTCGCGGTCCCCGCCGGCGCGACGCTGCAAGACATCATCGTCAACGGCGTCGCGCTCTGGGATACCGCAACGAGCGCGACGTTGAAGGTTGGGGACGCAGCGGATGACGACGGCTACTACACCGGCGTCAACCTCAAGGCCACCGACCTGCTCGCCGGCGAGAGCATCAGCTTCGCGCTCGCGGGGGGGAAGGCTGGGGCGTACATCGCCAACTCGCAGGTCAGCCCCCGCTACAGCGCGACGGCCAGGGTTGTGAGCGGGATCGTCACGACCGTCGGGTCGGGTACGGCGGGGCGGACGCGCATGACCGTCATCTGGTCCGCGCCGGTCGCGGCGGACATCAACGCAGCGACGAAGGTGTGAGCGTGATGCCTCAGCCCAGGAAGTCCAGCACGACCCGGCCGATCGAGCGGGAAACCAGGATGGCGTGGTGGTGCCCGTTCGATGACCACTCGAACATGACGCTCACCACGACCTGCGGCGGTTGCGGCGCGGTGCGCGACGGGGACACCGTGAAGGCACCGAAGCAGTTCACGCCCGACGACGAGGCCGGGTAGGCGTGGCGCAGCTTGTGAGCGGCCGGACCGCCGTGACGACCGGGGGCACGGCGGTCCCGCTGTCAGCGACGAGCACCCCGATCCGCAGCTTGTGGATCATGGCGGCGACCGCGAACACGAACCCCGTCGTCGTCGGCGGCTCGGATGTCGTCGCGGCGGTCGGGACGCGGAAGGGCGTCGCGTTGCGCTCAACCGATCCACCGGTGCGGCTCACGTCCGCTGATGGCGTTGACGAGCTGTCGGACATCTACGTGGACGCGGTCACGAACGGCGAGGCCGTGACGTGGGCGTACACGACACCGAACTGAGGGCGAGCTGAGGAGATGGCCAACTACGCCTTCAACATCGCGAAGGGCCGCGCCGTCGAGCTTTACAACCGCGTCGCGAACAACGACCCGAGCACCTCCGCGTTCATCCTGATCCCGCTCTCCGCGCAGGGCACGGAAGCGGAGGCGCAGGACTACGACACCGTCACCGCTGTGCTCGGCGGCACAAGCGACGAGCAGACCGGCGGCGGATGGGTCCGCAAGACGCTCACGGACGCGCAGCTCGCCGCGTTTCCCAACCCGAACGACACCGACAACCGCTACGACATCCAGCTCCCCGCCGTGACATGGACAGCGCCAGCTGCGGCAAGCAACACGACAGCGCTGCTCATCGCGTACGACGCGGACACGACCGGTGGCACCGACGCGAACCTCCTCCCTGTCGCGTCGTACACGTTCGCGGTGACCGCTGACGGCAACGACGTCGTCCTGCAGCTCGGGGACTTCATCCGCTCCTCGTAGCCATGAGCCTGACGTTCGTCAGGGCCAGTAGTCAGTACGCGGAGGCAGCGGGAAGCCCGCTCGCATCAACGCCGAGCGTGTTCACGGTCGCGTGCTGGTACAAGCCATCGTCGATAGCGAACGGCACCGCGTTCGGCCTCGGTAGCTCGAGCGGATCGATGTACGGGGCGCTGGGCATGAACGGGTCAGGCGCAGCGTTTTGGGAGATGGGGTCCGGTGGCGCAACAGCGACCGCTGGGACGCTGACGAACGGGGCGTGGGCGCATCTCGCGGGGGTGACGACGAGCGCGTCGAGCTACCGCTGCTACAAGGATGGGGTAGCGGGGACGGCAGTGACGCAGGCGTTTACGCCCGCGCTGATCGACCGGGTGACAGCCGGTGGCCTTGTGCTCGGCGGCACGCGCCTGTCGTTCGCTGGCGGCGATGTCGCGCATTGCGCGGTCTGGTCGATCGCGTTGTCTGGCGCGGAGGTCGCGTCCCTCGCCGGTGGCGCGCGCCCGGACGCGGTGCAGGCCGGGTCGCTCGTCT